GCTCTTCCGATCTCCCTGTTGGTGTGTGACCTTATGCTTGGCTGTGCTGAGCTTCCAGAGGCTTTGTAGCCTCTACACGTTATGTTCAAGCAAACGAAACTGATTCGCTACTCTGAGCCTTCGCTCAAAGTAGAGTTTACTGACGACGGGGGAAATCAGTCGTACCTTCAGTGGGGAACTAGAGAGTTCCCTTATCATACTGAATATTGTACGAGACAACCTCGTTCTAGGAAGAAATCGAAACAGTGGCGGACCTTTCAGCACTATAAGAGTGTTATGGAGTTCCACCGCTTATCGACGAAGACCTTAATTCCCGTCACTACATATCTCTCCGCAAATTCGCGGACTACAGAGACGTATACGGGTTTGTTAGATCAGAACTTTGCCGAATACTTCGGTGAGCTTGGGAGGTTTGATTTAGACCTCCCGCTTTGGTATAATCGCGAGCCGGGTCTCGATCTTGAGATCGATCCACCCGAAAATCTTGACGAACTGGTCGCTGCATCATTAAGAGCAATGAGCCCGATCGTCAAGCAGAAACTCAGCCTAATCAACTCCATAATAGAGTTGAAGGATGTGGTCACGCTGAAACATACCGTTGAACGGATTAAAGGTATAGTGTTATCTCTTGGAAGAGATGTTAAGTTCGGCCCTGTGTGGAAAACCGCACAAGGAGTACTGGGCACACGTCGTACCTTCCGTCAAATACTGAAGTCGGTTGCGGATCTTCACCTCCAGTGGAGATTTAATATCGCACCGATGATCGCTGACATGCAAGGAATTGCTCTTGCTGTGTCCGGGTTGAGCAAGCGCTTAGAGCGCGAGCTTCGGCTCGAAGGGTATCCTGTTATAGCCCGTTACCGTCAATCCTTTACGGAATTTGACAGTTTTCATGAGTCAGGTTACTGGTTCTATGTAAATACGGCTACTCCTCTTTGGAGCGGTCCGTACTACACTTATACCAGTATAACACCCACTCGAACGGTGCAGTACGCAGATTCATCATTCCATGCGCAAATGCGTTATACTTCAGAATATTCAGAGTTTCAGCGCGGGTTCGCCCGTTCGCTGTCTGCTTTGGATGCTGTTGGGGCAAATTTTAACCTCAACATAGTCTGGAACGCTATACCTTGGTCGTTTGTTATCGACTGGGTTCTGGGAGTCCAGGACTGGCTTGATAAGTACACGACGGGGTTCATGGATCCCAAGGTCCGTGTAAGTGAATACTTGTGGTCGATTAAACGAGCTCGTGAGATCAGGGTTGGAGGTACGGTAGACTACCGGCCCCCGCCTGATCATGACGTGTTCACTCGACGCGCGACGTTCACCTATCCGACAGTCTATCAGACGGCCTATTGCCGTAAGGTAGAGCTGCCGGGCGCCGCTGCCTTTGAAAGCAGCGGGTTCAGCCCTTCCGAGCTGAGCTTAGGTTTGTCGTTGCTAATTGGCACGACCCGCCTACCGAGGAAGAAAAGACATGGCCCCCAAAGGGCGCATGCAGTTTGGATCGATCGATCCAATCCTGGCTCGCCGAGGGTGTTTCGATACACCAGATCGGGCCATAGGCGCTACATTTAATGGTGCCTTAAATCATGCAGTAGTTATGTTACCAGCTAACCTAAATACCAATGAAGTGAAAGACGCTGCTGGGACTGAGGTTGAGTTTACTCACCAGTCCGAGCAGGGTCGGAAAAGAGTTTTCCAAAAGATTGGCGAACTCTACGCGTACCCTCAACATATCATCATTCAACATGATGAGAAAGGGGTAGGGGTTAAAAAGGTTAGGCGATCCAACCTCAGCATTCAGATAACTGAGCTGTCTGGTGTGGATTCGTTGACACCTATCACCCCGTTTATTTCGCTGACATTGAGCCTCCCTGTGGGACTCATGGCAACGAATGCGACGGCGGCCAGGCTCTGTGCGTATATGGGGAGTTTTGGTTGGCTCACAGGAGCCGACTCGACTCTCAAGTACGACGGTTCTGGCACCGGCATTGCAGCCCTTCTTGCGGGCACGCAGTGATGCGTGTACCCGTATATGAAGGGCCCGTCTATATATGGCTAACCTTAGCAGCTGTGATGCTGCTATGCGCATTATTGTGCATAGGGTGCCATGTAGGTGAGTTGGAGCTTAAGACGAAGGACGTTGATTTAACTGGTTTCTACCAGTCTCAACGGTCTCGTACAAACGCTACACCATCAGTCGTCACGAAGCGTATAATTCCGGTACTCGCCGGTCAGAGCCAAGTCGTCCTTCCTCGTAATGAGGACGGTACGAATAACTTGGACCCCTGACTCGTCAGCAGTCTCGGATAGTTCGCCAGTGACGGGGTTAAGAAACAAGGCCACTTGGACTAGTCTACGGTAGCCCCCGCGAGGGGGCTGCCCGATGATACCGTTCTGGAGATCCCGTTGAGCTTGCTCGAGGGGATTGGTTAGTTTCTGGTTTCGTTTGCTATTATTCATTAACGTGAGTAGTAGAAGCTCCGCTCCTTCGTAGGAGTCGGTATAGTGGTTAGCGGTAAGGCAAGGACAGTTCTTATGAACAATAATCCAAGCTTAGACGAAAAAGAATTCGTCGCCGCATTGCTATCCGATGTTTTCGTGAAACACGGCACTGCGTTTGCTAACACGAACGAGGATGCATTCCTGAGAAGGTTTGCAGACCTATATTCGCAGTATGGGATAAAGCTCCTAACCGAGGAACTTCCCAAATTTGGTAAGGCGATTGATTTCGCCTTATCGAGTAGTTATGACGAGCTAGCGCCCCTTGTTGACGGTTTCCAATCGTCACATCCGGTCGCGTACCTGCTTTTGCAGGAGTTAATTCATAGCGCATTCAGGCGTGACCAGGTTGGTCGCGTCCGAATATATTGCGGAGCAGAGTCGGAATTAATCCGAACGTTGAGGCAAGTTTGCTACTGTTTCTACAAGTACGAGCTGCCTTACACAAAGCAACAAGAACAAGCAGTCATAGATAGTTTCTGCTCAACGGAAACTGACCTGCTCCCTTCCGATGATAACCTTCGGTTAATCCGAAGCATCATTGATGAGCTACCGCAAGATGCGTACTGTAGTAAGCCCTGGGATATCCCAGGCGACGGCATGTTGCTAATAGCGCTGAGAGCCCGCGTACTCCTTCACAAGGTGTTCGAGGGTTTCGATCCAACTGCTATCGTACCGAGCCACGGTCCAGGTGCTGTTGCCACAAGGCAGCGGCTTTGGGCTAAATACGCTTGGTCAAATGTTAGCAGTCGTATAACCGCGAAGTATCCCTTAGACGCATATTTTTATGCGTCGACAGGCCATGTTTGCGACTCTTACAAGGAGTTTAGCTCTTTGTCAGAGATCGACCTTCCTGCTCGAGTTTGTCTCGTGCCGAAGGATTCTCGTGGACCTCGCCTTATCTCGTGTGAACCCGTGGATTTCCAATGGGTTCAGCAAGGTTTAGGTTTGGCGATTAGGGACCGACTTGAAGAGCATCCCTTTAGTAGGTATGCTGTTCATTTTAGGGACCAAGGACCGAACCAGCGAGGAGCCTTACTTGGCTCCTCTACTGGCCGGTACGCGACGTTGGATCTCAAAGATGCCAGCGACCGCGTGTCCTGTGAGTTAGTGCAACTACTGTTTCCAGAGCCCCTCTTGGGTTTTCTGTTAGCATGTAGGACTGTTGCGACTGAGCTGCCGCACGGAAGAGGTATATTACCTCTCAGAAAGTTCGCACCAATGGGTAGCAACCTTTGTTTTCCCATTCTGGCGTCGACTATCTGGGCCCTTTTATGGGCTGCAGCTGCGGATCAGGAGACTAGAGATAGTCTCCTCGTATATGGTGACGATGTGGTGGTTCCGAGCGCCTTCGCGCGAAACGCCATCTCGGTGCTTGAACAGTTTGGCCTTCGGGTCAATACTTCCAAGTGCTGTACCAATGGCTCCTTCAGGGAGTCTTGTGGTGTCGATGCCTATCTTGGCAGCGATGTCACGCCAGTTCGCATACGCAAACTGTGGACATCTCACCCGTCATCCGACGCTTATCTGAGTTGGATTAGTTATGCCAACTCGTTCTTTGATAAGCGGTATCACCGAACCTACGATTTTATCGCAGGTCGATTACACGCCGTTTACGGCGAGATTCCAGATAGGGACATGAATTTAAGTTGTCCCTCTCTTCGGTATGTACCCAAGGACCTGCTTCCCAAGCGGCGGCGCGTCAATTTGAAGTTTCAGAAACT